GTTTCGTCATGGATTTTGTCGCCGCGATAAAAAACAATTTCGCGGCACTCTTCAGCGTTCACGCCCAGCTTGCCGATATAGTCATTCTGATAGCGCATCTCATAATGTTCGCGTGCCATTGTCTCAGCTCCTTCAGTTGTTGCGAATCACCTTATGCTGAATCAACAAGCATATTGCAAGCGATACTTGCAATGCCTTCGCGCTTTGCAGGCTGGAAAGGGAATCGCGGAGGCGGGTAGGGGCGCGCGCCATGCGCCCGCGCAGCGCGAGGCGGGGGCCGGGACTCCGGGCAATACACACATCAACACCAACCACGCCGCATTTTACGCTGTTTCGGCCGCTCCACGCCGCATTTTACGCTGTTTCGGCCGCTCCACGCCGCATTTTACGCTGTTTCGGCCGCTCCACGCCGCATTTTGCGCTGTTTCGGCAAGCCCGCCACACGGCTTGCGGTTCCGCTTTGCAGGCACCCCAGCCGCCACCGCAAACCTCTCCAGGCTCCAATCTCCACGAAACAGGCCCCCGCCCCCTCCCCACCGCCCCTTCAGCACCGCCTCCACCTCGAAAGAGGGCTACCCCCGCCATATTTTGCGCGTTACACCCCTCGTGCCGGTAAGACCCGGCGAGCCGGGCCGCGCGGAACCAGCGGCAAGCAGGAGCACCAGACCATGACCAGCCTCGAACTCGACGAGGCGGCGAGCGCCGCCGTCGCCACCCATCCCCGCGTCACGCTGGAGAGCATGACGGCGAAGATCGTCAATGAGAACTACAGCGTGTACGACGGCGTCCTGACCGTTTGTGTGTTGAAGATGGCCAACGGGTTCTACGTCGTCGGCGAGAGTGCGCCGGCCTCGCCGGAGAACTTCAGCGCCGAGCTCGGGCGCAAGTTCGCGCGGGAAAACGCCATCCGGCAGTTGTGGAAGCTGGAGGGCTATGCCCTGCGCGAGTGGCTTGCCTCGGCCGCCGAAGCGCAGTAAACGGGAACTGCCGCGGCGGGAAGCATGGCTCCACGCCAGACGCAGGCTGCATCCTGCGGGCCCATGCAGGGCGGAGCGCCGCGGCAACCTTGAGGCACACTTGTTGGCGAGGGCGGGCGAAACACCGCTGTCAATCGAGTCGGCAGGCCCTGAGGTTGACCAACCCAGCACGCAGCGCTTACATTGCAGGCCATGGCGCTCACCATTACCGAGGAACAGCAGCACGACCTGCTCGCCGGCGCGACCGTCGAGCAGTTGGCGTTCTGGAACTGGCAACTGGAGTGGTTGAAGACCGCCCGGCCGGACCAGTTGCCGCCGGATGACGTGGACTGGACCGAGTACGGCGTGCAGGCCGGGCGGGGGTATGGAAAGCGGCTCTGTGTCGGAACGCCGATCCCGACGCCGCGCGGCTGGGCACGCATGGGCGACCTCGAAGTCGGGCAGGAGGTATTCGACGAAACCGGAAAGCCGTGCAGGGTGCTCGCGGTCTACGACGGCTGGCCGGAAACGGCGTGGCGGCTCACCTTCAGCGACGGCAGCACGCTCGATGCCGACGGCGAGCACCAGTGGGTGACGTGGACGCACCGCGAGCGCAAGCAGTATCTCAGACACAACCCGGGCGACGGGATGCCGGACAACTGGCCGGCGTGGCGGCAGCCGCTGTTCGGCTCGCGCGGCGAGGTCATCGGCTCGATCGGGCCGCGGGTGCGCACCACGGCGCAGATCGTCGAGACGCTGACGGTGAACGCGAGGCAGGACACCAACCACTGCATCCCGGTCTGCGGCGACCTGGAGTATCCTGAAGCGGACCTGCCGCTCGATCCGTGGCTGCTCGGCTACTGGTTGGGCAACGGCGCGCGGCGGGACGGGCTGGTCTCGTGTCATCACGACGACACCGCGCTGGTCCGGCAGCGGTTCGTGGATGCCGGGTTCGAGGTGACGCCGCTGAAGGGGCAGCCGCGCGACTTCTACGTGAAGCAGTTGCTGGTGGTCCTGCGCAGGCTGGGAGTGCTGAACGACAAGCATGTCCCGGTGGTGTATCTCCGCGCCGGGGCCGAGCAGCGCCGGGCGCTGCTGGCGGGGCTGCTCGACAGCGATGGGCACTGTTCATTGAGCGCCGGGCACATTGAGTTTACCAGCAAGGACCGGGTGCTCGCGGACGGTGTGGTCGAACTGGCACGGTCGCTGGGGCAGAAGCCGGTGCTCGGGCTGGGCCGCGCGATGCTGAACGGCAGGGACTGCGGAGAGAAGTACCGGGTCAAGTGGCGCTCGACCTACCAGCCGTTCGTGTTGCCGCGCAAGGCGGCGGCGTGGCGCGAGCCCGGCGCGCAGAGGATGCGCAACCAGCACCGCATGATCGTCCGGGCGGAGCCGATCGCGCCGAAACCGATGCGGTGCATCACCGTTGACAGCCCCAGCAGCCTGTTCCTGGCCGGTGAGGCGATGGTCCCGACGCACAACACTCGTGTAGGCTGTGAATGGCTGGCCCGGGTCGCGTGGGAGGGGCCGGACGGTGGAAACTACGCCACGATCGCACCGACCCAGCGTGATGTAAGGTTTGTTTGCATGGAGGGCGAAAGTGGCTTGCTCAACGTCATCCCACCCGAACTGATCGAGCAGTATGCTTCGAGCGATCTCTACATACGGCTGAAGAACGGCGCGACCATCTACGGCTACTCGGCGGAGAAGGCCGACCGTCTGCGCGGGCCCCAGCATCACGCTCTTCACTGTGACGAGGTGGCGGCGTGGGGTCTCAACGCGCAGGAGACCTGGGACATGGCTATGTTCGGCCTGCGCCTCGGCGATCGGCCCCGCGCCCTGTGGACCTCGACGCCGCGCCCCACCCCCTTCGTGCAGTATCTCACGGCGCCGAAGCCGAAGCGCATCGTCATTCGGGGTTCGTCCTACGACAACCGCTCGAACCTGGCCGACAGCTTCTTCGAGCAGATCAAGCAGTATGAGGGCACGCGCCTCGGGCGGCAGGAGATTTACGGCGAGTTGATCGATCCTGAGGAGGCCGGAATCATCCGCCGGTCGTGGATGCGGCTGTGGCCTGCGAAGAAGAACCTGCCGGTGTTCGACTGGATCATCATGTCGCTGGACACCGCTTACACCGAGAAGGCGCTGGACTCCAAGGGAGACCCGGACCCGACCGCCTGCGGCGTGTTCGGCGTGTTCAGGCACAAGGACGGCAAGGGGCGGGTATCGACGCAGGTCATGCTGCTCGACTGCTGGGAGGACTGGCTCGGCCTGCCCGCGCTGATGAAGCGGGTGAAGAAGGAGATGCGGGCGCGGTACGGCGGCGACGAGGAGAAGCCGCTGTTCACCCCTATGGTCGGCGCCGGTATGCTCGCCACCTCGGGCCACGGAGTGGATATTCTCCTGATCGAGGACAAGGGGTCTGGCATCTCGCTGCGCCAGATGCTGATGGAGAACGGCATCGAGGCCTACGCCTACAACCCGGGCCGGGCGGACAAGCTCTCGCGCCTGCACATCGTCTCGCCTCTGTTTGCGCAAAGACGGGTGTGGCTGCCCGAGAGCGAGATGAACCCCGGCAAGCCCCGGACATGGTGCGAGCCGCTTATCGCCCAGCTCTGCGCCTTCGCCGGCGAGGGTAGTCTGAAGCACGACGACTTCGTCGATGTCTGCACGCAGGCTCTGCGCATGTGCATGGACCGGGGGTTGGTGTCGCTGGCTGTCGACAAGGTCGAGGAGCGCGAGCGGGTAGTGCGCGAGCAGTCGGAGCTGCCGGTGGAGCCGGCGGAGAATCCGTACAGCATGTGAGCGTTGACAGTGCCGCGGCGGCGCGTATAAGGTGCTTGCATGTAGCCGAGGAGAGACGGTGTGACCGAAGACGAACAGGACAGCGCCGCAAGGCTGGCGGACAGGGGCGATAGTTGGGTCCTCGCCGACCGGATGCAGTCCAGCAAGACATCGGACGCCCTCCGCCAAGCCCTGCGCGACCGCGACCGCTTCCAGCGCGAACGGGGCTATTGGCGCGAGCAGTACGCGCTCATGCGCGAGCAGTACGAGCCGGAGGCGGAGAACGCCATTTACGAGTCCCGGGACGGCTTCCTGTGATCGTGCTCCTTGCGGTGTGGTTCGCGTTCTCGGTGGCGCTGTTCTTGACCGCTAGGGCCATCACGGAGTAGAACCCGCTTCCATGGACGACGAGGACGAACTTCACGAGATCGACGAGGCCGACACCGGCGTCATCGACACGCCCGACGGTGGCGCTATCGTCACCCTGGACGACGGCGAGGAGGACGCCGGAGACGGCGAGCACTTTGCCAATCTCGCCGAGACGCTGCCCGATGACGAGCTCAACAGACTGGCAACGACACTGCTCGAACTGATCGGGCGCGACAAGGACGCCCGCAAGAAGCGCGACGAGCAATACGAGGAGGGTATCCGCCGCACCGGACTCGGCGACGACGCTCCGGGCGGCGCCAAGTTCTCCGGCGCGTCCAAGGTCGTCCACCCGATGATGATCGAGGCGACCGTCGACTTCGCGGCACGCGCCATGAAGGAGTTGTGGCCTGCCGGCGGTCCGGCCCAGAGCTACGTTCCCGGCGACCCGACCGAGGAGCGGCTGGAGAAGGCGGAGCGCAAGGCGCGGTTGCTCAACTGGCAGCTCACCGTGCAGTGCCAGAACGCTCGCGCCGAAGTCGAGCAGTTGCTCACGCAGTTGCCGCTGGGCGGCTCGCAGTACCTCAAGCTGTGGTGGGACGACGAGCGCAACCGGCCCGAGTTCCTGTTCGTCCCGATAGACGACATGTACCTGCCCTTCGCGGCGACCAACTTCTACACCGCGCAGCGCCGCACCCACGTCCAGTACATCACTCAGCTTGAGTACGACCGGCGGGTCAAGAGCGGCATGTACCGCGACGCCGACTTGCCCAGGCCGGGCATGGAGCCGGAGCAGTCGGCCGCCGCCAAGGCCAACGACAAGGTCGAGGGTCGCGAGTCGACCGCCTACAACGAGGACGGGCTCAGGACCGTCTACGAGTGCTACGTCACCCACGAGATCGACGGCGACACCGCGCCCTGGATCGTCACCATGGACGTGTCGACCCGCACCGTGCTCTCGGTCTACCGCAACTGGGCCGAGGAGGACGACAGCCGCGAGGAGTTGCAGTGGTTCGTCGAGTGGGCCTTCGTGCCGTGGCGCGGAGCCTACGCCATCGGTCTGCCGCACATGATCGGCGGCCTGAGCGCGGCGGCGACCGGCGCCCTGCGCGCCCTGCTCGACAGCGCCCACATCAACAACATCCCCTCGGGCATCCGGCTCAAGGGCAAGATCGGCGGCCAGTCGCTCAACATCCAGCCGACCCAGATCGCGGATGTCGAGGGGTCGGCCATGGTCGACGACGTGCGCAAGGTGTTCATGCCCTTGCCGTTCAACCCGCCCTCGGCGACGCTGTTCGAGCTTCTCGGCTTCATCGTCGAGGCTGGGCAGAGCGTCGTGCGGACGACCTTCGAGAACCTCGCCGACGGATCGCCCAACGCGCCGGTCGGCACGACGGTGGCTCTGATCGAGCAGGGCATGGTGGTCTACTCGGCCATCCACGAGCGCAACCACGACTCGGCTGCGCGGATGCTGCGCATCATGCACCGGCTCAACGCCGACAACCTCGACGAGGGCGCGGTGGTCGACGAGGCTGGCCAGCTTCTCGCCCGGCGCAGCGACTTCACCGGGCCGATGGACGTGGTGCCGGTCAGCGACCCGCATGTCTTCTCCGAGACCCAACGGTTCGCACAGGCCTCGACCGTGGTGCAGCGCGCCGCGCTCCAGCCAGACCTTTATGACCGGCGCGAGGCCGAGCAGTATTTCCTCGAAACGCTGCGCATCCCCAACGCCGACAGGTTCCTCGTTCCCAGCATGGAGCCGCGCGAGGAGAACGCCGTGCGTGAGAACGTGCTGGCGAGCGTAGGCAAGCCGCTGGTGGCGATGCCCCGGCAGGACCACATTGCGCACCTGAAGGCGCACATCGCCTACATGATGAGCCCGGCGCTTGGCATGAGCACGCTGATCGCCCCCAAGGCGCTGCCAATCCTGCTGGACCATCTCTCGCAGCACGTCGCCATGTGGTACTCCGCCATGACCTACGCTCTGATCGCGCAGACCAGCGGCGTCGACGTGGAGAAGGAGCGCAAGATGGTGCGCACCGCCGAGGACCGCCGGGCTTTCGACCGGATGCTGGCCGAGGCCGCCACGCTGGTGGTCGAGGAGGCCGCGTCGGCCTTCGCCGAGCTCCCGGCCGCCATCCAGCAGGCCCAGCAGCTCATGCAGCAGTTGCAGCAGGCCAGTGCTGCCGGCGACCCGGTCGCCGTCGCCATGGCCGACGTGAAGCGCAAGGAGGCCGCCGACGGCCAGAAGGCGCAGATCGAGCAGCAGAACCTCAAGCTGGAGGCCATGCGCGACCAGCTCGACGCACAGGGCCGCCAGCAGGACCGCGAGGCGGAGACCGAGCGCGAGGCCATGCGCCAGCAGGGCGAGAGCCAGCGCGCCGGGCAGAACAACCAGTCGCGCGAGGGTATGAACGACCAGGACAACCTGACCGCGCTGCAACTCGCCGATATGGAGATCGCTTCCAAGGAGGAGATCGCCAAGGCGCAGGACTTCGGGCCAAACCCCGACCGCAACTTCAACCCCGACTCCAATTTCGACCCGAACCCCAAGCCGTAAGGACAGACCATGGCCAAGGAACCGACCAAGACCAGCGCCGCGCCCAAGCTGACGCAGGAGAACACACCCCGGCATAAACTGTTGGCCATGGGCCAGCCGGCGGGCTTCGAGACCAAGGTGGACCGGCCCGCGACCAAGCCGTGAGGCTGGAGGACATCAAGCGGTGTCTCGACGAGGAGGCCCAGAAGGCGGCGGTTGCCGCCGTCGAGTCGCCCGGGGATCGCACTGCATTCGCCTACGGCCACGCTGTCGGCTACTACGCGGGCTTGCGCCAGGCGGCGGAAGCGATCATATCCATGGTCGCGGATCGGCATTCCCGCGACATGGACTTGTAAGGGAGAGACTGAGTGCTTGAAGTAGGAAACAGCATCGCGTTCGGTTACGACAGCATCGAGGAGGCGTTTCCGTTGGTGGACGCCGGCATCGAGCCGCTGGGAAGCCGGGTGCTGGTGCAACTGCGCGCACCCAAGAAGAAGACCAAGGGAGGCATCATCCTCACCGCCGATACCCGGCAGACCGAGTATTGGAACACGCACATTGCACGGGTGCTCAAAGTCGGGCCGGTCGCCTTCCGCGACCGCAAGACCATGGACCCGTGGCCCGAGGGCGCGTGGGTCGAGGCAGGGGATTTCGTATGCGTGCCGCAGTACGGCGGCACTCGCTGGAACGTCACCGTTGGCCACGGCGATGACGAAGACCATGTCATCGTGGCGCTGTTCAACGATCTCGATCTGACGGGCAAAGTGCTCGGCGACCCGCTCGCCGTCCGCGCTTTTGTCTGACTGACCGAACCGGAAGGAGCCGGATTATGGACGATCCCAAGGACGGCGCACTCGCGCCCGAAGAAGAACTCATCGTTATCGACGAGGAGGAAGAGGCCCTCAAGGCCGCCAAGGCCCCTGCGGAGGACGACGAGCGGCTCGGTGCCGACGATGGCGAGAGCGACGAGGACGACGAGGATGAAAATCCCGACGACAGCCCGGCTGAATCTCGCGAGAAAAGCCGGCTGCGCGAGCGCAACAAACGCCGTCGCGCACTTCAGAAGGACGCCCGCGAACGCGAGCGCATGGAACTTGAAATCCTGCGCCGCGAGGTCTCGGAACTGCGGCAGGGCTTCAACCAGCAGCAGCAGGCGACGCTGGGCATAAACGAGCAGGGCCTCGATGCCCGGCTGAACCAGACGCTGGATGACATCCGGCAGGCCGAAATGATCCACGCCAAGGCCATCGAGGCGGGCAACGGCACCGACGCCGTCGCCGCGCTGCGCATCCGCGATCAGGCCATCTTCGACGCCAACCAGCTCAACGCCGCCAAACAGCAGTTGCAGCAGACCCGGCAGCAACAGACCGCACCGCAGGTCGACCCGCGTGTCCAGACCTACATGGGCCAGTGGCAGGCGGCCAACCCGTGGTACGACCCGCAGGGCGCCGACCGCGACAGCACGCTGGCCCGCCAGATCGACGCGGAAGTCGCGCGGGACGGTTACGACCCGCGCAGCATCGACTATTGGGAGGAAGTTACCGCGCGTCTGGCGGAGCGCTTCGAGCCCGCCCAGAAGACCGCCAAGCGCAAGGGGCCGCCCGTCGGCGGCCAGCGCGAGCACGCCACCTCCAGTCGTACGGAAATCCGCGTGACACCGGAACGCAAAGCCGCTATGATCGAGCTTGGTGTTTGGGACGACCCAAAAAGTCGTAACGACTACCTGAAGGCCTATGCGGACTACGATCGCAACAATGCGTCACGCTGACAAGGAGCGAGATACTGTGACCGACACCTCCGACGAACGCCTGAAATCCCTGCCGGACGGCCTTGACCTGGTCGGTTCCCGGTCTGCTCGCCGAGACAGCGACCGCGCGGCTTCCAGCCGCGAAGTGACGCAGAGCCGCGAGTACGACGACGAGGAACTGCTCGACCGTTTCCGGTTGCAGAGGCACACCTCTGCCCTGCCCGACCTTCCGGTGCCTCCGGGCTACCGGGTCATCTGGCTCACAACCCAGAACCCCAACGACTCGATCCGCCGCCGGATGGAGCTCGGCTACGAACCCATTTACGGACATGAAGTGCCGGGGATGGAGACAGCCGCGACCCGTGAAGGCGAATACCAGGGGATCGTGGCGATCAACGAGATGCTGGCGTTCAAGCTGCCCGAAAGACTGTGGCAGGCTTACATGAACATCAACCATCATCAGGGGCCGATGGAGGAAGAGGACAAGATGAAGGCCAACGCGGACGCGATGCGTGCCATGGCCGAAAGGGACGGCGTCTCCCTCATCGAGGAAGAGGGCTACAGGAACTTCTCTGAACCCGCCCCCCGGAA